TCAACTGCTGCGGAAAACTCTAATCAAAACTGGATTAGTGGAGTGGGTACAGACGGCTTTACTATTGGCATTAATGAGCAAAATTTATCCAATACTTCAGGAACTTATGTAGCTTGGCAATGGAAATGCAATGAAGGCACGACTTCAAATTTATCAGGTAACTTAGCTTCTGTTGTTCAAGTAAATGCAGATGCAGGATTTAGTATTGTTAAATATACTGGTAGCGGTGGTAATGGTCAATCAGTCCTTCATGGGTTAGGTCTTACTCCTGAAGTAATAATAACCAAAGCTAGAAATGGAGCTGATAATTGGTATGTGTATCATAAAAGCATAGGAAACACCAAAATTCTAAAACTAAATACTGCTGATGCAGAAGCTAGTAGTAGTGTCTATAGTGCAGCGGCTGTTAGTAGTTCAGCATTTTTTGTTAGCAATAACTTGATATATGTAGGTGAATTAGGAGCTGATTTTATTAGCTATTGTTTTGCACCAATACAAGGCTACAGCAAGTTTGGCAGTTATGTCGGTAATGGTTCAGGAACTTCTGATGGAACTTTTGAAGGGCCTATGGTCTACACAGGTTTTAAGCCTGCTTGGGTAATGGTGAAAGCAGCAAGTTCTTCAGGTGGTGATGAATGGGTTATTTGGGATAATAAAAGACCTCGTTCAAACTCTACAGGCAATTATATAAATAATAAACTGTATGCAAATACCACAGCAGCAGAATCAGGCGATGTATATGATGCAGTAGATTTTTTAAGCAATGGTTTTAAAATAAGAACAGGTAGAGCAGGTGCAAATAGTTCTGGCAGAACATACATCTACATGGCATTTGCAGAAAATCCATTCACAACATCAACAGGTATTCCAACAACAGCAAGATAGAGGTAAGATAATAATATGTGGGCATTAGTAGAATCAGGAAGTGTTAGCAAGGTCTATACACGACCAAAGGCAATAACGGTAGGTGATGTGAATTATCCTGCAAATATATTTATGCTTTGGAGTGCCGTAGAGTTAAAAGCTATAGGCATCTATGAAGTTATAATCAACAACACCAAATATAAAGACCCTGAATATTACATCAACACGAATCAAGAGTTTACATACGCAAGCAACAAGGTTACTGCAAGCTATGGGACTGCTACAGCAAAGGCATTAGATGATGTTACGGTTGACGGTGTAGTAACAAGAGGTCTTAAATACAATCATTCACAGGCAATAGACCCACAGGCATATTCTTTATTACTTCCTAGCGATTGGATGGTAGTTAAAGCCACTGAGACAAGTGGTACAGTTGCTAGTGATTGGACAACATACAGAGCAGGGGTAAGAACTGCAGCAGAGAGCATGAAAGCAAAGATCAATGCAGTAAGCACAGTAACAGCTTTGATGGCACTCTATGTCTATGATGATGCAGACCCACCAGTCAGACCTTTAGGTGAGTTCCCAACGCCACCTGAATAATGCTAAGATATTAATTTTTACAGGAGTAAGATATGGCAGAAGCTAAAGAAAACGGAAACACTTTAACCATTGACGGAGTTGCACATGATGCCGACTCTTTCTCAGACGAGGGCAAGCAACAGTTTATTGAGCTGTCTATTGTTGAGGAGAAGTTAAAGCTATCCAACCAAAGATATAATGAGGTTGTTGTTGACTTGAAATCACAGAACGCTGCAAAGGCTCAATATATCAAAAACATCATGGAGTTAGAGGGCATAGATGCGAAGCAAGAGGATAGCACAGAAGAAGAAACCAGTAGCGAAGAAAAGGGCGATAAAAAAGCCAATTAATGTTACTGCTTTGGAGTTGCATGAACAGATATGTGCAATTCGGTATGAGAACCTAGACAAGAGATTAGAGTCAGGTTCGGCTAGATTCATTCGCATGGAAGCTATGATATGGGGCTTGTATGCCGTTATCGTAGGCTCTTACTTATTAGACAAGGTAACATAATGGCAGGATTAGTAGTTGACACAGCACCCACACAAGAGCCTGTAACCCTACAGGAAGTTAAGGAGTATCTAAGAGTTGATGATGCCACAGACGAGAGGGTCGTAAGACCTTTCATAGAGACCGCTAGACGATTCTGCGAGGAACACACTGGTAGAGCCTTGATGACCCAAACGCTTATACTTTACCTTGATGCCTTTGAGGATTCTTTTGATCCCTTATGGGAAGGTTTGAGAACGGGCCCTTACTTGAACTATTACAAGAACTATGTCGTGTTACCTAGAGCCCCGGTTGCATCTGTGAGCCATATTAAGACCTATGATGATGCAGATACCGCTACAACACTAGCAGCTACAAAGTATTACCTAGACAACGCAAGAGAGCCTGCAAGGGTGGTTATGCGAACAGGTGAGTCATTCCCCACCGCACTACGAGTAGCAAACGCAATAGAGGTTAAATATGTGACTGGCTACACCTCTGCATACAACATTCCTGAACCCATAAAGCTAGGTATCATGCAACACATAGCTTACCTTTATGAACACAGAGGTGATATGTATGATGCGAAGCTACCCTATCCCCCAATGTTGAGATCGCTGTACGCACCTTATGTCATTCATAGAGGGATGGGTTCATCCTCTCTCATGGCTCTCGGTTAAGATGGCTAACAGTATCGGCAAGATGCGGTATAAGGTAAAGGTTGAGAGAGCGACCAATACCAGAGATGCAGGCGGTGGTTTAGCACAATCATTCGGCTCTGTGGCAAGCATCTACGCAAACATAAAACCCAAGAACGCCAACAGCACCTACAGACAGGGTATGTTGCAGGAAAAGGTTACGCATGAGATCACGATACGCTACATGAAGAACATAGACACCAACAGCAAGATTACCTTTGGCACTAGGTCTTTTGCAATCAACGGCATTATCAATGTGGACGAAAGGGATAGATTCCTAACATTGCTCTGCGAGGAAGGTATTGCGATATGAGTGATGGCATTGATCTAAAGATTTCCAACCTTAAAGCATTTAACAAAAAGCTACAGGCAACGCTAGATGACAACAAGGTCAAAGAGTATGTAACTCGTGGAACTATGATGGTGCAAAACACTGCAAAACAAAGCATACTTGCAGGCGGTACTGGTAAAACATACCAAAAGTACGAGCCTAGAAGAACACACACAGCATCAGCGCCAAATCAACCACCTGCCAGTGATACTGGATTTTTAGCAAGTCAAATTACTATGGATGTAGATGTTAAGCCTAACGGCACGGTCGTAGGTCAGATTATATCCGCAGCGCCATATTCTAAGCACTTAGAGTTTGGCACGGTCAATATGACAGAAAGACCTTTCATGCAACCTGCACTTATGAAAAACAAAAGAAAGATACAATCAATGTTTAAAAAAGGTATTCTGAAATGAGTGTTGGTCAATTTGCATTACAGTCTAGTATTTATACAGCGCTTAATGTATCTGCAATCACCACTACGCTTGCCTGTGGCGTGTATGACGAGGTTGTTGAGGGTAACAGCTACCCTTTTATTACGCTGGGCGAGGAAACTGCGATAGATTACAGCACAAACAATTTAGTGGGCGCTGAAACAACAATAAATATTCATGTTTGGTCAAGATACAAAGGCTCAAAGCAAACAAAACAAATCCTTGATAAGATACATGATTTATTGCATGATGTAAGTCTAACTGTTAGCGGTGTCAATCTAATTAACCTTAGATTTGAGTACAGCGACATTATGAGAGACCCTGATGGGATAACTCGGCACGGTGTCATGAGATTTCGTGCAATTACACTAGGTACTTGATTCAATACCAAATACTGAAGTAATACGGTGGCAGATGCCTTATTTTTTAATTAGAGGAATAAATACCCTCTGTATTTAGGAGTATATTATGGCAGCACAAAAAGGTAGTGCAATGCTAATGAAAGTGGGTAACGCAGGTTCACCTGAGACTTTCACAACAATAGCAGGGCTTAGATCAACAAGTCTAACAGTAAACAATGAATCGGTAGATGTAACCAATAAGGATTCCTCAGGTAAGAGAACTTTATTAGCTGCAGCAGGGGTTCAATCAATCAGTGTTTCAGGCAGTGGCGTTTTCACAGACGGTGCATCAGAATCAACCATCAAAACAAACGCTTTAGCAGATTCGCAAAACAACTATCAGTTTTTAGTTCCTGACTTTGGTACTTTTACAGGTGCTTTCCAAGTAACCAGTTTAGAGTATGCAGGTGAGTTCAACGGAGAGGTTACTTACAGTATGTCCTTTGAATCAGCAGGCGCAATTACATTCGCAACCGTATAAGACTATGGCTTGGGAACAAGTAAAGGTTAAAGCCGAAAAAGACACTGTTACTGGCATGATGCAGGGCAATCTGCTAGATATGCCTAATGTGTTAATCGGTAAGAGTGTCAAGGTTAATGGTAAGGACATCTCAATCAAATCCTATGTGGTTGACGAAAGAGATGATATGTTAAAAATCACACTTGCAATGGCAAGTCCAACAAAGGAGAAGTCAGATGACAAACCCACTAAAGGGACAGATTGAAGTAACATTAGGTTCTCAAACCTATAAGTGCAGGCTAACCATAGACAGCTTGGTCAAGATTGAAGATGAACTGGACACAGGGATTCTTGAACTTGCACAGAACATTGCACAAGCCAAAGTTCGCATAAGAACATTATTAGTCGTATTACGCTATTCTCTTAGGGGTGGTGGCAACGACTTTGATGAAAAAAAAGTAGGGCAGATAATATCTGATATAGGTATTGTTACGGCTTCTACAGAGGTAGCCAAACTCTTGGTATCTACCTTAAACGACAATGACTCAGACGAGGAAGATAAAAAAAAAGCAATAGAGTAGATGAACACACGCCACCTATCAATTGGGGAGACTACTACATGATATGTGTTGGCATGATGAATATGCGACCTATGGACTTTTGGAATCTATCACCTAGAGAAATGTATTTAGCGATAAAAGGTTTCAAACAATTTCACGCTGCAGAGCAAGAAAAACCTATGGAAAGATCAGAACTAGATGACCTTATGGAGTTATACCCTGACTAATGGCTAAGATAGACGAACTAATAATACAGATAAAGGCTGATACAAAGCAGTTACAAGCTGAATTAAATAAAATTAACGCTAAAATTAAAACCACAGGTGCAGTAGGCGGTGCAGCATTTGGAATGGGGGCAGCAGGTCTAGGCGGTAAATTAAAAGCTCTTGCAGGTCCAATAGCAATAGGTGCTGTAGTTATCGGAATGACAAAACTTGCTGCTGCTTCAGTTCGTGTTGGCATGGAGTTTGAGGACTTAAAAGATAGTCTTGATACGGTTTTTGGCTCTATACAAGAAGGTGATAAAGCGTTTGACAGAATATTAGAATTCTCTACCAAAACACCGTTTCAAATTGAAACTGTATCAAAAGCATTCATAGCACTAAAGTCAGCAGGCATAGAACCTAACAACAGAATGTTGCAAACATTTGCAGATACAGCATCTACTTCTGTAGACCAGTTAGGCGTATTTGAAGCATTAGTTAGAACGGTTCAAAGATCAGCTTCAGGTGGTCTTGGGTTAGAAGAACTAAATATGATTATGGATAGGGGTATTGATGTACTTGGTATTCTAAACGAGGAATTAGGCTTATCCAAAGACGAGATAGCTAAGTTTGGTGCAACTGCTCAGGGTGCAAAGTTAATAACAGATGCTTTAATAAACGGATTGGAAAGAAAGTTCGGTGGGGCTATGGAGTCAAAGATGGACAATCTTTCTACCAAAGTATCAAATATGACTATCGCCTTTAAGCAATTAGGTGATGACATACAAAAAGAAGTTCTTTCAGAATTCTTAAAAAACACTACAGATAGAATCACAGCATTAGCAGAAGCTATTTTATTTTTTAGAAGATCAGCAAGAAGCGAAACTGGTGTTGCTCTTACAAAAGACATTCCTATAGATATATCAAACCTTGAAGCTAAAAGAGATGAAGTAGAGAGAATTCGCAGAAATTTAATTGCTGATGCAAAGACATCAATAGCTATAGGCGCAACACCTGACAGTTTAGACCCGTTAGAAACTTATGAGCAATCATTATCAAGGGTTGATAATCAGTTAGAAGCAATCAACAACGAATTGACTATACAGAACGCTGAGTTAGTCAAACAGGCTACTAATTTTAGACTTAACGGTAAAACACAAGCAGATGTTGACAAAGAAACACTTATGCGACAAGGAGAATTGCAAAACGCTGCAACTTTTCTAGCTAAAGAATATGAAAAGTTAAAAGGTGATGTTGATATGCTCAACTTTTCTGAAAAAGAGCTTAATGAGATATTAGCACAAGGCACTGATGTATTAGAGAAAGCAGGAATAGACGGAACAAACATAGCTGAGGTTTACAAACAAATACAAGGAGCATCATCTGACTTAGCGACTACATTTGATACTGAACTAAGACAGGCTGTAATTAATCAGTCAAACGCATTCACAACAGATTTTGTTAATTCGTTGATGGACGGTGAAAGCGCATTAGAAAGTTTCAAAGACTTTTCTAAAAACATAGTTAGTCAAATTATAGCTATTTTCTTACAAATGGCGGTAGTTAATAAAATATTAAATAGTGTTTTCAACCTTACAGGAACAGCAAACGCTTTGCCTACCATTGGCAATAATGCAGGTGGCGGTAAAGTACAAAAAGGTCAGCCCTATTTTGTAGGTGAAAGAGGAATGGAAATGTTTGTTCCTGATAGTGGCGGTACTATTATGAACAACATGAATACTAAAAACGCTATGGGTGGTGCGCCCATCATAGTAAACCAGTCGGTAAACTTTGCTACAGGTGTCGTACCCACAGTAAGGGCGGAGGTTACAAAGATGATGCCACAGATAGCAGATGTAACTAAGGGCGCTGTAGCCGAA